CGGCCGAAGACGTTCAAGCCTATTGTCGTCACTTTTCCCATGCCGGAAGGCGGCGACGGCACCATCGAAATCACCTATCAATACCGAACGCGCAGCGAATTCGGCGAACTGATTGACGCGCTCTACAAGGAAGCCGGGCAGACGCCGCGCGCCGAGGGCGAGGAATTCTCCATGAAAGATTTGATGGAGAAGACGCGGGACAAAAACGCCGATTACCTGCATAAGTGCATCGCGGCGTGGAACCTGGACGTTGACTTGTCCCTTGAATCGTTGCGCCAGTTGGCCGACGAGTTGCCCGCTGCGGCTTCCGCAATCATGGACAAGTACCGCAGCGCCGCGCTGGAGGGTCGCCTGGGAAACTGAAGGCGGCTGCCGCCGGCTTGTATGCGCTCAAGAAGGAAGGCAGCCGGGCCGGCGGTTTCGATCTTGGCGGTTACTACAACGCCGCCGTTCTGGAAGTCTGGCCCGAAAACTGGCCGGCGCATGAAATCTTTTCTCAACTCATGACGCAATGGCACGCCGGGATGGGTGGCAGAACCGGCTTGATCTACCAGAGTGTTTTTGAACTGATCGACCGCAAGGGGTACAAGAATGAAGACTGGTGGCAAGTATTTGAGGACATCCGCGTAATGGAAATCGCCGCGCTTGAGACTATGCGCCAGGACTGAACGCGATGAGCGATAACCACAAGCTCCAGCTTGAGATTGAAGCGAACGCGGGAGACGCACGCCGGGAAATTGCCTCTGTCGGCGATGCCGCCGCGCAGATGGCGCAGAAGGTGCAGCAGGCCGGCGCGCAGGCTGGGCAGGGGATGGATGCCGCTGGCAAGGCCGGCGAACAGGCGGCGGAGAAGTTCACGCGCGCCGAACGCAGCATCGCCAGCGCCATCCAGCGCACCACGGCGGAAATGCGCTCCCTCGGACAAGGCGGGTCTGCAAAGTTTGAAGAACTCATCAGCATTCGCGGCTACGATCCGGCCAAGTTTCGCGGGCTGATCGGCGACCTGCGCTTGGCCGAACAGCAGGCCGAAGCCCTTGCCCGCGCCAACGCCCGCACCGGCCTGTCCGCCAAGGAAATGGCCTTCGCCATGCGTGGCGTGCCGGCGCAATTCACCGACATATTCACTTCCCTCGCATCCGGCCAGCGTCCGCTTACCGTTCTGCTGCAGCAGGGCGGGCAACTGAAGGACATGTTTGGCGGCGTCGGCAATGCGGCCAAGGCTATGGGCGGCTATCTTGTCCGCCTCATCAACCCCTATACCCTGTTGACCGCCGCCGCTGGCGGCCTGGCCGTGGCCTATTACCAGGGCAGCAAAGAGGCGGACGCCTACGCCAAATCACTGATACTCACCGGCAATGCCGCCGGCACGTCTGCCAATGCCCTGGCCGGCATGGCGTCGCAGATCAAGGCTACCGGCGCGGCTACGCAGGGCGCTGCCGCCGAAGCCCTCGCGCTTGCCGCCGGCACCGGCAAGATTTCCGGCGAGAACATCAAGCTCGTTGCCGATGCCGCGCTGCGCATGCAGAAAGTGGCCGGCGTTGCTGTGAAGGAAACCGTCGATCAGTTCGCCGAACTCGGCAAAGCGCCTGTTGCCGCCTCGCTCAAGCTCAACGAGACGACGAATCATCTTACTGAATCCATCTTCCGGCAGATCAAGGCGCTGGAAGAACAGGGCATGACGGTGGAAGCGGCGGCGCTGGCGCAAAAGGCTTATGCGGACGCGCTGACCAGCCGCGCCGGAGAGATCGAACAGAACCTTGGCTACATCGAAAAGTTGTGGAAGGGCGTTGCCAGCGAGGCGAAATCCGCATGGGATGCGATGCTCGGCGTCGGGCGCAAGCAGACCTTGCAGGATCGCATCAAGGAACTGGAAACCGCCCAGGGGCGCGGCTTCTTCACGGCGCATCGCACTACTGAACAGGATGCCGAACTGGCCGCGCTCAAGGCGCAGGTGAAAGCGCAAGACGATGCTGCCGCCGCCAAGGCCAGGGCCAACGAGCAGGAAAAGGCCGGCATTGCCTTGCTGCAGGAACGCGACAAGTATTTGTCCAAGGAAGAGCAGAAGCAGCGGGAATTGCTGAAGTTGACCGCGCAGTATGAAAAATCCGCGCAGACCGGCCAGAACCAGAAAGACTACCTCGCCGCCGTAGCCGGTGTCATGGACAAGTTCACCGAAAAGACGAAAGAAGCGAAGGCCGGCATCAAGGCGGTGAAGGACGAATACGCGGAGCTTATGAACAAGCTTACCGCGCAGGATTCCGGCCTGTCTTCGTCCTTCTGGAAAGACCTTGACACGCTGCACAAGCAATACCTCAAGACGGGCGACATCGACGCCTATCGCCGCGCCGTTGAACTGCTGGTGACGCAGCAGAAGTTCCACCAGGATGCCGTCAAGGCATCGGCGGCGGCTGATGCTGAATGGGCCAAGGCGGCGAACAACGCACAGAGGGAACGCGAAAAGGAAATCGCCTCGATAGAGAAAAAAGCGCAGGCGGCAGAGGACGAAATCCGCTATTACGGGCTGGCAAAGTCGGAGATCGAATCCCTCATCATCTCCCGGCTGGAGGAGCGCCGCGCCATTGCCGCCGGCATTGATGGGCAGGAGGATGTTGTCGCCGGCATCGACCGCGAGATCGAAGCGCGCCGCCGCCTGCGCGACAGCTATCTGAGCCGCGAAATCCTCGACGCCAACAAGAAAGCCGCCGCAGAATCCGCCAAAGCCTGGGAGAACTTCTCCCGCGACATCGAGCAGAGCCTCACCGACGCCCTGATGCGCGGCTTCGAGTCGGGCGAGGGCTTCGGCGAGAACTTCGTCAAGACCCTGCAGAACACGCTCAAGACCGCCGCGCTGAAGATCGCCGTGCAGATGGTGGTGCAGCCGGTGATGGGCAGCGTTGGTCAGGCGCTCGGCTACACGCAGGGCGGCGCCGGCGGCGGCGGTCTGGGGAACATCTTCTCGCTTGCGAACAACTTCACTGGCGGCGGCGGGATGTATGGCAACTTTGCCACCTCTGCCGCCGGCCAATCGCTCGGCCTCTCGGCCCTGGTTCCAGGAATATTCGAAGAGGCCGCCGCGCTTGGAGTCGGCGGTGCTGTGGGGGGCGGCGGTGCCGCTCTGACTGGCCTCGGCACCGCGCTGCCCTACATCGGCATCGGCCTCGGCCTGCTCTCCCTCTTCGGCGGCGACCTCTTCGGCGGCAAGGAAAAGCCCCCCGTCGCCGCGTGGACGCAGTTCCCGCAGGGGTCGAAGGACTGGGGCATTCCGCTCGCAACGCCCTGGGGCGACCTGCGCTTCGCGGGGCAGCATATGGGCGACACCGAGGCCGAGGTCGCCAAGCTGCGCGACGCCTTCGCCCCCATCGCCCAGCGCGACTACGCCATCAGCGGCATGCTGACGGGCGACGAGAACAAGCGCATCGAGCAGAGCATCGCCGGCTATACCACCGGCGAGATGGAGGACTACTCGGAGGCCGCCATGCGCGCGCACTTCGAGAAGCGCCTTGGCCTCGTCTCGGACGCCATCGGCGGCTGGGTAGACGAGATCGCCGATGCCTTCAGCGGCTCGCTGGAGGATTCCTACACCGCCATCGCCACGCTGCTCTCGGTGCGCGGCGTGGAGGGCGCCGAGGAGCTCGCCCGCGCCTTCATCGGCACCTTCGAGACGGCGGCGGGGGAAGCCATCGTGCAGGCGCAGTCCGGCACGTTCATGGATTCGTACATCAACAACCTCAACGCCGGCGGTGCTGGCGGCGACACGGTCGTCTCCGCGCTCTCCCGCGACGGCGAATCGCTGGCCGATACCTTCACCCGGCTGATCTCCGACCTCGTCGCGGTGCGCGACGCCTTCGACCTGATGGGCCGCGCGGCGCTGGATTTCAGCCTCGACGCCGCCGTGCTGGCCACCGACATCGCCGACGCCTTCGGCGGGCGCGAAGCCTTCGGCCAGCAGTTCGCCGCGTACTACCAGGAATTCTACAGCGAGGCCGAGCGCCTCGCCGCGCATACGGAGAACGTCGCCGAAGCCTTCGGCGATCTCGGCTTGAGCATGCCGGACACGCATGATGCCTTCCGCGCCATCATCGACGGGCTCGACCTGACGACTGAAGCCGGGCAGGAGTTGTTCGCCGGCCTGTTGAAGCTGGCCCCCGCCTTCGACGTGGTGGCCGACGCCGCCGCCGCCCAGGCCGACGCCGCCGCCGCCCAGGCCGCCACCATGCGCGGCCTGTCGATCCAGTGGGCCGAGGCCTATGGCCGGCCAGACTGGGCCAAGGAGATGCGGCGCCAGGACGTGCGCGCCTCGATCACCGACCAAGACCAGCTCGACCTGCAGAACGCCGTCTGGCGGCGTCAGGACATGGCCGCCCGGCGCGAGCTGGAGATTCAGCTCATGGAGGCGCAGGGCGACGAGACCGGCGCCACCGCCGCCCGTCGTGCCCTGGAACTGGAAGGCACCGACGAGGCGCTGCGTTCGCTGAAGGAACAGATATGGGCCGCCGAGGATGCCCGCGCCGCCGCCGAGGAAGCCGCCCGGTTGCAGGCCGAAGCCGCCGAAGCCGCCCGCCGCGCCGCCGAGGAAGCCGCCCGGTTGCAGGCCGAAGCCGCCGAAGCCGCCCGCCGCGCCGCCGAGGAACAGGCCCGCGCGCAGAAGGAACTGCGCGACGGATGGCAGCGCGTGGCCGATTCGATCTGGGACACCATGCGCCGCCTGCGCGGCGACATCCTCGGGCCGGAGCAGACCTTCGCCCGCGCGCAGTCCGAATTCGCCATCGCCACCGCGCAGGCCCGCGCCGGCAACCAGGACGCCGCCGGGCAACTGCCCACGCTCGCGCAGGCGGTGGTCGA